GACTTGTATGAACTCGATTTAATCGCCTTTGATTTAATAGTTCGATATATGGAAACCGAAATTCAACACTTGGCCTGTCCTCAATTTCACGATAATCTGGTCGAAGACGTCGCCGATGAAATATACGATTTATTAAACTTGGATTACGATGATATATATGAACTCGTCGATGATTACGCATTCTCATTCTTTGAATATTATGTCGACCCTCGCTCCAATCCTTCGAATACAACCTGTCTAAACACCGAGTTCGTCACTTCACAACTCGTCGTCTTAAATAATACATATCAACCGAAACAGAAAACACCCGAATGGTACGAATATCGCGCGAATCTAATCACCGCCAGTAATTTGTGGAAAGTATTTAATAGTGAAGCGCAACTCAACAGCCTCATCTTTGAAAAATGCAAACCCATCGAAGTAAAGACGGGCTTCGTAAATACCGACAGTCCACTCCATTGGGGGGTCAAATACGAACCTGTAACTATTATGTTATATGAACATAAATACAACACCACCGTCGCCGAATTCGGCTGCATCAAACACCCCCGACATCCGTGCATTGGTGCATCGCCTGACGGCATCAACGTCGACCCCGCTTCGCCACTCTATGGCCGTATGATTGAAGTCAAGAATATTGTTAACCGTGAAATTACGGGCATTCCACTTGAGGCGTATTGGGTGCAAATGCAAATACAAATGGAGACGTGCGATTTGGATGACTGCGATTTTATTGAAACTCGGTTCAAAGAATGCGAGGAACGGGAATTCTTTAAAAGCGACAAGGAAAAAGGCATTATATCACGCACGGATGGACAACCTGTTTATACATATATGCCAATGGCTATTACCAACCCGATTCATATGATGGACTGGATTAATGAACATAAAGGCACGATTATATATTGGATTTTAGACCAATTTTCGTGCGTCTTTGTAAAACGCCAGCGTGAATGGTTTAAATGGGCGGTGCCGCAAATTGAGAATACGTGGCGTATTGTCGAGGCGGAACGGGTGACGGGGTATGAACATCGGGCGAGCAAAAAACGTGCACCTGTTTGTTTAATTGACTTGTTCATATAATACAACAATTGCCGCTCCTATACCTACTGGCATTCCATTATCTAAGTTACCGAGGTCGATTGGCATTTCGTGTACGTCGGTGTCCGACGTATAATACCATTTGTTGGTTTTTATATTTTTTATATATGCAATATAGTGTCCACCTATATATGTGGCTCCACCGTGAATTATTGCGCCTTTTAGTGTGTACGTTTTGTGATTCAGACTGAAATTGTCAAACACTAATTCAGTTTTATTTGGAATTGTTTGAGCTATATCCATATTTCGTTCTAATGATTTTATCATAAATATATATCGGTTAGTCTCGTTAATGGTATATACGTCATAGTTTTGTTTTAATGTTGAAATTATGGTTTGTGCGTTATTTAAGACATTGGATGTATATTGTGCTGGGTTTACTTTGTCTGTGCGAATTAATGTGCGAGCGACTACAAATAATGTGGCGTATGCTGCAATGTCGTCACGCTTTGTAATTCTGCCGTCGTCAACGGATCCTATATCGACTTTGTACGCAATCGCAGGAAGTCGGTCGTAGCGTATATCTTGTATTAATAATTCAAACTCATTACACGAAATATTTTCTAGATTTAACGAATTGGTAGTATGCCATGTTAGTAACGTGTTACGTTTTTGATTGCCTTTGACGTCGTTTGAGGCCGTTATGTCTCGTGTTAATTTGTCTTGTGTGGTGGTGGATACTTTGGTTAACATTTCCCTAGTAATTGTTTGTATAAACGTAGCAAACTTGTTAACATTTATTTGTTTAATTTCGCCAACCAGTTTGAACTTAAGTATGCCCTGCGTTTCATTCTTAACGTGATACTCGTCTTTTATTGCATTATTTAGATCGTCGGTATCGTATTCGTAGTTTAATATGCCAATGTGTTTAATTTTGTCTGACATTTTGTTAAAATCCGATGTGTCGGTTATCGGTAATGTTTCAGTAAAGAGTGGATTAGTACCCTGCGTAGTGTTCATTATAAATTTACTATTGGTAATTAGCAATAACATCATTTGTAAAACTTCATCGGTTGCCTGTTGGAGATGATTATCGACAATGCGAATAAACGATTTTTGCGCATCGGATATCGCCTCAACAGTGGATGTGTTATTCCGATATTCGTCTATCAACTGTTCAAGACGGAGTTGATAGTTCGGGTTGTCTGAATTGCATACATCGCATATAAATTTTTCCATTGGTGTGGTACACGCGGTCAATATATCATTATTGCAAAAAAGTTGAAGTACCGAATTTAAATAACACTTATTTGATCCGCCATTTAACCCTTTTGGGTTATCTCTATGAGTTATTGTGACTGGAGGTATTACGACTGGAGGTATTACGCCTGGAGGTATTACGCCTGGAGTTACAATATGATTTGATTTCGGCTGCGAATATGATTCAGATTGCCCCACAAACTTGCCTATTTTAGTTCCAAATAACATCGAATGATAGTTTGCGTCTTTGACATTCAATTTTTTTATTAAATTTGTCGGATTGTTTGCAAGTAAATGCAAATCGGAGTTAACTCCATTCATATTATATAATGCATCAAATTTAAATAATTCATATCGATCTTTCAATGTTTTTAATTTAACTGGATTGCCGTTTGCATTTACGTATTCGGACAACAAATGTAAATATGGCGGCGCGTCATTGAAATAAGAAGGTAATAAATAAGCTGAATATTTTTTATCATAATTTGCTTTTTTATCATAATTTGCATCGCCCTTTATTTCACCGACTTTGGTGCCGAATAACATCAAATGATACTTGCGTATTTCGTCTGGAGTTAGGTTAGACTTATACCCCTTCTTAATAATTTCCATATTTCGACCCACGGTTGGATTGCGCGCAAGTAAATGCAAATAATTTTCCATGCCATTCAATTCATATAACGCATTAAATTTAAATATATTATATTTTTCGTCTAATGTTTTTAATTTAACTGGGTCGCCGCGTGCATCTACATAGTCAGATAATATTTTAAAATAAGGCGGCATGTTTTTAATAAACGATGGCATTAAATAAGCTGAAATACGTTTATTATATTCGCCGCCTTTATGAGTTTTATTCATTTTGCGCGTTTTATTCATTTTGCGCATTTTATTCATTTTGCGCGTTTTATTCATTTTGCGCATTTTACGCCGAGTCATATATATACATTATAAAAAAACATAAACATTCTTTTTTATAATATATCAAATGGAAATGCGTGTGACTAAACGTGATGGGCGACTCGAAATAGTCGCCTTTGACAAAATCCTTAAACGAATAAAACAAATCGGGTCGGACATCAAAATCAACTACACCACCCTCGCGATGAAAGTAATTGACCAACTCTACGACGCTATTTCCAGTACAAAAATCGACGAATTATGCGCCGAACAATGTGCATCAATGGCCTCAATCCACCCCGATTATTCTGTCTTGGCTGGACGTATCTCTATATCCAATCATCATTGCAATACCTCCGCCTCATTTGTCGAAGTCGTCAATCAACTCTATAATTATAAAGATAATCAAGGCAACCCATCTCCCCTGATTTCCGATGAATTATTCCTCACTGTGAATTCAAACCGTGAATTATTCGAAACAATGTGCGATTATACACGAGACTATTTAATCGATTATTTCGGGTTTAAAACGCTGGAACGTTCATATTTAATGCGGATTGACGGCAAAGTCGTCGAACGACCACAACATATGTGGCTACGAGTCGCCATCGGCATTCACTCGAATATTGCTAAAATACGGGAAACGTATAATGGTATGTCCAATAAATATTTCACCCACGCCACGCCCACCCTATACAATGCAGGCACGCCTCATCCGCAACTCAGTTCGTGTTATTTATTAGCGATGGAAAGCGATAGCATCGACGGTATATATAATACACTCAAGGATTGCGCATTGATTTCGAAATGGGCGGGCGGCATTGGTCTCCATATTCACAATGTCCGTGCAACTGGCAGTCATATCCGCGGCACAAATGGGTCGTCGAATGGCATCGTCCCGATGTTACGTGTATTTAATAACACCGCCAAATACGTCGACCAGTGTGTTTTACCCGATACGCTTGTATATACGAGTAAAGGCCCGATACAGATTGCACAATGCATTTCGGGAATTACCGAGGTATTTAATCGAACTGGGAAAGAAACGATTAAAACCGTGTTGGAATATGCATATACGGGAATCGTTTACGAAATCAAGGTAAACGGGGTCATACTAAAAATCACGCCTGAACATCCCATTTTAGTTGCCAATTTCGGACACGACGCCAAATGGGTTGAAGCGAAAAAGGTGGTGATGGGCGATTATATTGCGTTTTCAGTTCCGACCCAAATCACCGATTTCGCGGAATTGACCGAAGAGGTGTGTTTCATTTATGGTATAATTACCACTGGCATTGTACTCCATAATTCGTTTATAAAATATAAAAATGAATTTACGGTGTTTTTGAAACCCGCCGAATCACAAATTCTTTGTAATTATTTCGCCAAACATAATGTCCGATATACGCAATCCTATAGTTCGCAATATAATAAAATAACTTGGGATAAAACCGTGAATCTGCCATTCAACGCCTCCGATTTTTATCAGACATTCGACGCCAATATTATCGGCGAACGATGGTTGTTTTTACCCCACGCTAAAACCCAGCGCATTTTGGATGGTCTCAATAATTTCGTCAATGTCAAGAAATATATACAATTTATGGAATTGCGTTTAAGGACGCCGACGAATGGGCTTATATTAGCCCCCATTGAATCCATTACAATCAAACAATATACAGGTGCCGTATTCGATTTACAAATGTCCGACGAACATAATTATCTATTGGAATCGGGTCTCGTACATAACGGCGGCGGCCGACGTCACGGCAGTTTCGCGATTTATTTGGAACCGTGGCACGCCGACGTCGAATTGTTTTTGGAAATGCGGAAAAACCACGGCGATGAAGAGTTGAAGGCACGCGACCTATTCTACGCGCTGTGGATTCCCGATTTGTTTATGGAACGCGTCAAATCTGGCGGCAAATGGACGCTGATGTGCCCTGACGAATGCCCAGGACTCGCCGACGTTTACGGCGATGAATTCGTTGCTTTATATACGAAATACGAGACAACGAAAACCCTCAAAGCCGTGAATGCACGCGACCTATGGTTTAAAATTCTCGATGCGCAAATGGAAACGGGCACGCCATATATATTATATAAAGACGCCGCAAATCGCAAATCGAACCAGAAAAATCTCGGCACTATTAAATCGTCGAATCTATGCACCGAAATCATCGAATATTCCGACCAAAATGAAACCGCCGTGTGCAATTTGGCAAGTCTCGCTCTACCAATGTATATCGCTAACGGCGAATTCGACTTTGACCTACTCCACGAAGTCGCCAAAATAGTCACTTATAATCTGAATCGCGTGATTGACGTGAATTTCTATCCCACCGAGAAAACGCGGCTCAGTAATCTGCGACATCGTCCCATTGGCATTGGCGTCCAAGGTCTCGCCGACGTATTTATATTACTCGGATTGCCTTTTGTCAGCGATAAAGCACGTCAACTCAATAAAGATATATTCGAAACGATTTATCACGCCGCATTGGAATGTAGCAATGAAATCGCACGTGAACGCAATGAACCGATGCAGGCGTTTCAAGTCGAATTTCAACAAATTGCGAATACGTGTTTATCTGAAAACCGTGCGATTCCGTGGTTTTTCGATACCGAATTACGCCCAATCGGCGATGAAATGAAATTGACTGGAAACCGATGTGGAGCATATAGTTCATTTGAAGGTTCGCCTGCGGCTCACGGCATATTACAGTTTGATTTATGGGACGTTGAACCCAGCGCGCGATACGATTGGCAGACTTTGAAAGCCGATATAAAAGAATATGGTATTCGCAATTCACTCTTGGTTGCGCCGATGCCCACTGCATCGACTTCGCAGATTTTGGGATATAATGAATGCATTGAACCCATCACGAGTAATATATATAGTCGACGGACATTGGCGGGGGAATTTATTATGGCGAATAAATATTTGATTCGTGATTTGATTGCACTTGGATTATGGGACGAAAAAATGAAAAACACGATTATTGAAAATAATGGCAGCGTTCAACAAATTACTTCGATTCCTGCCGATATTCGCGAGAAATATTTGACGGTTTGGGAGATGCCGATGCGGAGTATTATTGATATGGCGGCCGACCGTGGAGCCTATATATGTCAAAGCCAGAGTCTGAATCTATGGATAGAAGACCCCACCTATAATTCTTTGACTTCTATGCATTTTTATTCTTGGTCAAAAGGACTGAAAACTGGCATCTATTACCTACGACGGCGTGCCAAACATCAGGCGCAACAATTCACGATTGAACCGAAAGCGTGCGAAATGTGTAGTGCGTAAATTACAACTATAACTCACTGCATTATGTAGCCTGATTTAGTTATTTGTATTATTTATTAAATAATATATATATATATGTCGTATAAATACGTGGACTACATCGATTATGGTAGATACGGAAATTACGAATATCGCAATATTTATTACAAACGCAAAGATTATGGCAGAGATTATACTGGAGCAACTGGTTTAAAAGGTGATACTGGGTCCGCTGGTGCGACTATAATTTCGGGATATACGGGATTAAAAGGCGATACTGGTTCTCAAGGCGATACTGGCTTACAAGGAGCAACTGGTTTACGAGGTGCGACTGGATTAAAAGGTGATACTGGTGATACTGGAGCAACTGGTGATACTGGAGCAACTGGATTAAAAGGTGATACTGGATTAAAAGGTGATACTGGATTAAAAGGTGATACTGGTGATACTGGAGCAACTGGTGATACTGGAGCAACTGGATTAAAAGGTGATACTGGATTAAAAGGTGATACTGG